GTCAGTATAATCAAAAAATAATTAATGATTTATACGAGGCTGAAATGGTTAAACAGGGTTTCGAAAAAGGTGAGGACGGAGATTTTTACAAAACAATTATAGTTAGAAAAAGAACTAAAAAAAATATTATTTAATCCAATTACATATCATCTTATCCTTTGAAATTGATCCACCCTTAAAATTCTTATCTATAAAATCTATAAATTCATCCAAACCAAAATAAAACTGAGTTAGCATCGTAATTCTTAATAAACACCACCTACCACACGTATTCACTCCATTCTTTAATTGCTGTAACTTTTTTTTATTCCAAATAACATTCCAACCACGAGCTGTAGCATCATTTAATAAAAGAGTTAAAAGTTTCACATCCTGTCCTAATAATTTATTCTTGACCTTGGAAATAAAACTAAGCTCGCCATCTGGTTTGATGCCGTAACTATCAAACCATTCTATCGTCTTACCGTATCTCAGAATACAACAGAAATGACCTGAGTTTGGATTTTGCTCGATCAAAATAATTTTATAATCCACATCATTCGGTAAAAGCTCCTCGATAGTTCTATACTGATCTAGCTCAGAATATTTTATTAATTTTTTAGAACCTGCGTCTAGATACCTGTTGATGTCCTCACTATCTATCATATAACTTAAATCTGTTCCTGCCATTCGTTCAGTCATTATAAATATAGATATATTTTATTTTGTCTAATTTATACGTTCTAAAACAGAATTGTAAGGTAACCACTTGTCCTTGAGATAATCACCAGTTTCAAATCCAGCAAAATAATCTCCACTCGCCTCTAAAAGTTCGCACACCTCCTCCTCATCAATAATCTCATCACGCAAAGCAGATGGAATAAGTTTAACATACTTTGACATCCAGAATTCAAAATCCAATTCGTTAGCCGCTACAGGATCAGACAGATAATCATTCTTACACTTTGTAAAATGTTCTTGAATAATTTCTCTCCAGCTCTCCATATTCTTATTAACTAAAATTCTGTCGATCTCAAGCAACTTGACTGCTAAATCATTCTCTGAATGTTGTAGGTGTTGCTTAATGAACTGCTCCTTAGTCTGTAGATAATGTTCTACACCAAGAAACTCCTCAGCCTGCCAAAGTCGTTCTGCTAAAATATACGTAGGAGAATTCATTTATATATATTTAGATTTTATTTCTAAATCTTTTGATTTTAATTAAAAATAATCTATTTGAAATACTTTAGCTTAAAGTATTTTATTTTTATATATATATAAAATAAAGATGGTTCATTACAAAGACGATTTCAAGAAAGGAACAAAGGCTCAGAGAGAGATCCTACCAGATGTCAGAGAATACTTTAGAGAATACGATCTGACAGGTGAGATCAGAGAGAACCCTGAAAGATTTGCCAAGTATGATTACGAATGTGACGATGCGGTGTTCGAGGTTAAGACTAGATTTGATGTAGATCGAAATACTTATAATACAACGATGATTACTTGTAATAAGGTGACTGAAACAGATAAGGCGATTATATTTATATTTAATTTTACTGACGAGATAAGTTGGATCCAATATGATGAGGATTTATTCAATACTTTTGAAAAGAAACCATTCTCAAGAGCTAAGTTGGTGTCAGATGAGGAGGATTATTTCTATATTCCAGTAAAACATCTACAAACGATCAAAAGAAAGCCATCAAAATGCCTATTAAAGATGAAACATTAGATTATTTACAGTAAATAACCTATATAATGGCTTGGATTTCTACTGTAAATAATCTAAATAGGTTATATATAGTAATAATTTTAAAATTATTACGAATAGAAATCAAAATATAATCAAAAAGTCATATATTATATATCTAATTAGATTATTTACTGTAATAATCTAACTTTTACCACCAGATTATACCACATTTAATCAAAATATAATCTCAACTTTACACTATTCTTATATATATGTAAAAATAAGCTATTTCAGTTAATAAATATATAGAAATATAAAAATATATTTAGTAATACTATAGATGTCGCAATTATCAGCAGTTCAACGAGATAACAATCCTGACAAAGTATATTACGATATTACGATCGCTAATGTTTTGTCATCTACTACTGCTCCTCCAATCGTATCTTTTAGAGAACAACGTCAGAATGCCTTTGTAAATAATTCAGGCGATTATTATTTAAGCATTATTAGGTTTCAAGTTGATACCAACACCTTACCATTATTCATTCCAGAAATTGTTCCAAACCAAAGCAACATCAATCTAACCGTTTATTCAGTCACTCTCAGTTATTTAGGAAGTGATTACCAAGTTAGCATTATTTGGAACCCTCAGAATGCCTTTGCTGAATTACCATCAGCCCCTAATCAAACTTACAACAAGTTACAGGATAACTCTACTGGATACTACTACGCATTTAATTATACTTACGTGATACAATTGGTTCAAGCTGCTTTAGATACAGCTCACGCCACTTTGATCGCAGCTAATCCTGCCGTTAATGCCTCTCACGCTCCAGTTATCATCTGGAATACGGACAGCAATACTGCTGGCATTTACGCAGAGAGTGATTACTACGACAACTATCCTGCTGGAATTGTAGCCAATCCGATCACCATTTATTTTAACGCTGCTTTAGGAAATCTATTAGCCTCTTTTGTAGGTATCAATTACGGAACTGTAGGAGTAACTAATGGTAAGAACTTTGGTTTAGCCATCGCCAATTTCAACGGATCTCAGACTATCTATCTCCCTACAAGTGCTCCTGCTGCCTCTCAATATGTAGCAACAACTGTATTTCAAGAGTATTCTACTGTAGCCAGTTGGACGCCTATCTCATCGATCGTATTTACATCTGCTACTTTACCAATTGTTCCTAATCAGCTCTCAGCACCTCTTGTTTTTAAAGATGGTGGCATTATATACGCTGGTGATGGTAACAACGCAAATTTCGCTCAGGTTATTTCTGATTTCGTAGCTGATAATGGTGTCTATAAGCCAAGTCTGCTTTACACTCCTACTCAATTAAGACTAATTGATCTATTCGGCAACCAACCTATCAGTCAGATGGATATTAGCGTCTTTTGGAAATCCAAACTAGGAGAATTCTTTCCACTACAGTTGAATAGTGGCGGATCCTGTAGCATTAAAATTCTTTTTACCAAGAAAGGTTCTGCCTCTCATTAAAAGTTTAGGCAACTTTTAAAATTAATAAATATAAATTCTAAATTTTTTTTATATTTACTTATTTATATAATGTCCTCAGATTTTAGAACCGTCCTTATCCGAGATAGCCGATTAGGCATTACCGATGAACTTTCTTACGCCGTTCATTCATCTGGCAGTAACATCACGTATCAGCAATACCAGGCCATCACCGCCACCGCATCTAATATGGTCTTTAACTGTCAAATACCATCTGAGAGTATCGTTATCGCTCGTGAGATTTTACTCCAATCTACACTCTCCTTGTCCTTTGCTATTTCTGGTGTGACTTTAGGTGCCTCTGCTTTTGATTACGGATCTACCGATGCCTTTCAAGCATTCCCTTTAGCAAAGTTGATGACTACTTTGACAGCTACTATTAATAACTGTAACGTTTCTATCAATTTACAAGATGTGATTGACCCCTTGCTCCGTCTTAACGACAGCAGAGAGCTTTACAGATACAACGGTATGACACCTACTCTACCAGATCAAGCCTATTTGGCTTACGCTGATGGTGTTGGTGCTAACAACAATCCTTTAGGAAACTATTCAGACCAATCCTACGATGTAGATCAAGCTCCTCGTGGTGCTTTTCCAGCTCAAGTCCGTCTTTACAGATACACTACGGCTGGTGGTGCTAACTACGTCGATCAATCCAATATTGCTACTGGTGCTGCTGGTGAGCGTTGGGTCGTTTGCGTGTCTGCTCTCCTTACTGAGCCTTTGTTCTTATCTCCTATCATCTTTGGTGATCCTTGCTACAATATGATGGGCTTTTCTGGCATTAATACGATGAATTTCGTGGCGAATATCGATACCACCTGTAAGCGAGCTTTCTCGACTGCTAATAACTGGGTTGTCGTGCCCTCTCTTGGTTGCCCTGCTATTACTGGTGCTGCTCCTCAAGCCGCCGTTCAACCTTTCGTTGGAACTCGTCTTTTGTTTAATTTCTTATCTACTCAAGCCTCTGATCTTATCCCTGTGCGAAATGTATTGCCCTACCAAGAGTTCCCTCGTTATTTGAGCTTATCTACAAATAACCCTGCTCTTGTTCCTAATGCTGTTGCCACTATTTCATCTCAGAATATTCAGCTCAATCAAATCCCTGATTATTTTATAATTACGGCTCGAGTTCCGATGTCAAGTCAAACCATTAAGAATAGTGCGAGTTTCTTGGAGATCAACAACATCTCTTGTAATTTTAACAACGCATCTGGTCTTTTGGCATCTGCTACTCAAGCTGACTTGTGGCGTATCTCTATTGCTAACGGCTCTACTCAGTCTTGGCTTGAATTTAGCGGTGCGGCTGGTTCTACCTCTGTAGCTGGAACTGGAACTGGTTCTGTTGTCCCTACAACTGGATCTATCCTTATCCTTTCTCCTACTCAAAATCTTTCTCTTGCTGATTACCTCAGCTCAGGATCTATCGGCCAGTATCTCTTTCAATTCAATATTACGCTTACGAATAACACCGCTGCTACTTTTCAACCTGAGATCGTTGTGGTCTGCTGTAACTCTGGTGTATTTACAACTGTTTCTGGATCGTCTAACATCTATACTGGTCTTTTGACTAAGCAGATGGTGTTGGATGCCAAAGAAAAGCGTGATGTTCGCCCTGTAGAGCAAGCTGTGTATCACCGAATGATCGGAGGCAAGATGGCTCACTCGATGGCCTCTGCTATTAAGAGAATGCCTTTTATCTCATCCAAACATTTAGCTCACGGCGTTGCTGGTGATGCTGGTATGGTTGGGTTAGGTCATTCTGGTGGAAAGATGGGCTCAAGGCTCCACAAGTATCTTTAAATTTTATAGCTTTAGAATATACCTTTAGTAAAGGTATAGCCAAATTTTAATTATATAAATAAAAATATCTACTTATTTATATAATGTCAATTCACGGATTACTACAAGAACCAGCCTCGTATCCATCTGATTTTATTACTCTACCATTTACTATTCCTCCTCCTCCCTCTTACGGACAGCAAGCTTATCAATCTGCTTTTCGTTCTGTTACCTCATCTGGTGGTGTCCCTACGATGACAGCAGGTCAAGCTTTACAGGACACCGTTTTCGATTTCTCGCCTATAAATATTAATTTAAGCAGAGTGATCGTCACTCTCCATCTAGATGATGATGCTAATTATTTAGGAGTTGCTCCGTTTGGAATGGTCTGCTGGGAATATGGTGCTACAGCAACTCAAATTATTATTACCACCTACAATACAGGTGCCGCTAATATTGTAAATTGGGGTGTCGAAATAACCGCATTTCCTTTAACTGGATCTACTGCTCTGCTCTCGTATGTTAATCAGAATAATCAGAATATTCGTTTTTCAATAGCAAATGGAACTCCTACTACTCCTACTCCTACTGTTAAATGGGCTGTTAATCCTCCTGTTGGATCAAGCTTTAATGATAATCAGATCGTAATCGGTGATACTGGTATTCTATACGTTGCTGAGGATGCTGGAAACCTTATAGCTTATACGGATAACGGAGCCTCTGCCTCTATTCTTTGGTCTGTTAATACTGGTTTTACTGGTCTGGTTCCACCTGCTTTAGGTGTTGGTAATGTATTGTATGGAGTTGGAACTAATACGATGAAAGCTGTTTCGAATATAAATACCGCTACTCCTGCTGTTCTTTGGACTACTAATCTTACTCCGCTAACTGCTCCTCTGTCACCATTAATCCAGTATGACGTGTATGGCATTCCAACAATATACGTATCTGGAACTGGTAATATTTACTCTGTAAGTGGTGCTGGTGTTATAAATTGGGTTTATTCACCTGCTGTTGTTGATGTTACCTATCTAGGAATAAAATCTGATGGATCTGTTATCTACGCTACAGCTGGAAATCAATTATACGCTTTAACATCTGCTGGTGTCCTAAAATGGTCTTTGACTGTTGGAGCTGGTTCTAGATATCCTACTATTGGAGCTAACGGAACTATTTATTTTGTTAGTAATTCTACTTTTATATACGCTGTTACAGATAATGGAACGTTTGGAACTCTAAAATGGTCTTTTAATACATCAGCAGTTGGGTTTTTAAATTCTGCTTTAGCTATTGGATCAAACGGAACTATATACACTACTAACAGCACTACTGATAATGCTAACACCAAACTCTTTGCTGTTACAGATAATGGAGCATCAGCATCCTTTAAATGGACTGCTATTAATTTCCCTACATCTCCTCAGTTTTTTACTGCTCCTACGTTAGGAAACGATGGAACTATTTACCTTACTGGTGACTACGGATTTGTTGCCTGTGTTACAGATACTGGAGCAAGTTACACTATTAATTGGGGATTTCAACCAGTCGGAGCTGGTTTCTCATCACCTTGCTCT